GCAGGAGGATCAAATATTCATAGTGGTTGTGGTTCACCAGCAGGAAGAGGATCAGGCGGACTTGGTGGCGGAGGTAGAGGTGGTCAAACCAATGGTCAAGTAGGTTGTAATGCAACAGCAAATACTGGCGGTGGTGGTGGAGGATCAGAATATGATGCAGGTACAGCAGGTAATGGTGGTTCAGGTATTGTCATAATCCGATATAAATACCAATGACAACTATAAAAGTTGATAAAATAACTCCAGGAAGTGGAACAACAACTACTCTAGGAGATAGTGGAGATACTTTTGAAATTCCATCAGGAGCAACTTTACAAAATTTAGGTTCTACAAACTTAGGGGATAAACTTACCTATTGTACGACCACTAAGACAGCATCTTTTACAGCAGTAGCTAATAAAGGTTATTTTATAAACACGTCTGATGCAAGTCCATTTTTAAATTATGCAGTCACAGTAGCTTCAGGAACTTTATATGTTGTTGGTGGAACTGGTAATGCTTTTTACCTTGATGGGTCAAGAACAATGGCCATTACACTTTTAAAAGGTAGAACATACAGATTTACTCAAACAGATAATACTAATAATGGACACCCTTTAATTATTTCTACATCTAATTCAAGCACGTTAAGTACAATGTTAGCAGGTATTGTTTCATCAGGAGTTTCTTATTATTTAGATGGAGCAAGTAATCAAACAAATTATACAAATACTACAACTTTTAATGCGGCAACAACAAGATATATAGAATTTCAACCACAAGCTACAGGTACATATTATTTTGCTTGTTATGTTCATGGAATTGGAATGGGTGGCGCTATTACATCACAAGAATTAACAGTTACTTTACCAAGTAGTCCAGCAGTGGGTACAGAAATGATTATTATTGATTCGACAGGAAGCGCAGGAACAAATAATATAACTATAGGTAGAGGTGGTTCTAAAATAAAAGGTAATTGTTCAGACGTAGTTTTAAATACTAATAGAATTGGTGTAAGATTAATTTATTCAGATGCTAACCAAGGTTGGGTCACAGTAACCAGTGCTAATGAAAGTGCACCGAGTTTATCACCTTTAGGCATGACAGCAACAGGAGGAGCAGTTACAACATCAGGAAATTATAAGATTCATACATTTACATCTGACGACACTTTTTCAGTTGCATCTTTATCACCAGTTCCAGCAAATAATATTGTTTCGTATATGGTCGTAGCTGGTGGAGGTGCTGGTGGCAAAGGACATGGTGGCGGTGGTGGTGCAGGTGGATTTAGAGAGGGTAAATCTAGTTCAGATGATTATACAGCAAGTCCCCTTAATGCTCCTGCAGGAATAACAGTTACAGCAACTGATTATCCTATAACTATAGGTGGCGGAGGTGCAGGCGCACCTGCAACAGGTTGTGGTTCACCTTATGTAAACACAAGTGGCAGTAATTCTGTATTTAGTACAATAACATCTGCTGGTGGTGGAAAAGCCGCAGGTTGGACACATGCAGGAGCAACTGGTGGATCAGGGGGTGGAGGTGGTAGTCAACCACAAACACCATCAACATCAGGTTATGCTGGTAACACACCTCCAGTATCTCCACCACAAGGAAATGCAGGTGGAAATGGAAATCAACCAAAAGGAGGAGGAGGAGGTGGTGGTGGTGCTACAGCAAGTGGAACTAACACTACAAACACATCACCTGGACCAAATTCAAATGGTGGGAATGGTGGTGCTGGTGCTACAACTTCAATATCAGCTTCACCTACTGCTTATGCAGGAGGAGGTGGAGGAGGTAATTATTTTTATCCAGGAACAGGTGGAACTGGAGGAACTGGTGGTGGAGGTAATGGTGCAACAGTTTCGCCTACACCTGCAACTGCAGGTTCGGTAAATACTGGTGGTGGTGGAGGAGGAGGTGGTGCAAACTACACAAAAGGTGAAGCAGGAGGATCAGGAATAGTTATAATTAGGTATAAATTTCAATAAAAAAAAGATTGTGTAAAAAATAAATAAATGATATAGGAGGAATATTATGGCACATTTTGCAAAGTTAGGAATAAATAGTAAAGTTATAGCAGTACACGTTGTAGCTGACAAAGATTGTCAGAACGCAGATGGTATTGAAGATGAAGAAGTAGGTAGACAATTTTTAGAAAACATTCATAATTGGCCACTTTGGAAAAAAACATCTTATAACACATATGGTAATAAACATAAATCAGGTGATGACTCTAAAGCATTTAGAGGAAATTATGCTGGTATAGGTATGATTTATGATGAAGATAATGATATTTTCATTTCTAAAAAACCTTATGCTAGTTGGGTTCTTAATACATCAGAAGCTAGATGGCAATCTCCTATAGGTGATGCACCAGAACTTACAGAAGACGAGAATTTAACTCATTATTATGAGTGGAATGAAGAAGATCAAAGTTGGGATAAAAAAGAAAGATAAAAATCTTTTATGAAAAAATTGGTGGTTAGTGAAATAGATATTGTAACTGGTACAATAGATAGCCCAAAAGGTTTTGAGATTAATAGAGAAAAATTAAAAAACGATATAATTACTTCTTTTATCAATCAACAAAGAATAAGTAACAATGAAAAAGATTTTGCTTATACAGATTATAAAGTGCCTTTTTCTCAACCCTTACAATGGTACAGAGACTATTTAAGAGATCATTTCAGATTAGAATATAGTAAAACACTTATACCGAAATTAGACTTTGGTATTATTTTAGATAATAAACAAAAATCCCATAATAGAAATATAGTAGAACCATTAGATTTATTACATGCACCTGATTATACTTGTGTTTATGGTGTTGATATTGATGATGAAGAACAACTAGAAGTAGTAATACATTATGATGATAACAGAAGAGTAAATAGAACTTGGCATGTTCCTTTACAAAACAATAAATTTATCATATTTCCTAGTATGCAAAGATTTTTTATTTCAGAAAATAAATCAAGCAAACTTCAAACAATATTAATATCAACTTATGAATATATCTAATTATTACTGGTATTTTCAATCTGCCATACCACCTAGAATTTGTGATGATATTGTTAAATATGGTTTAGCTTCTAAAGAAAACGAAGTACAAGCATTAACAGGAGGTTTCGGTAGAGATAGAGATTTGAGTAAAAACCCACTTACAAAAAAAGAAGTAGCTGATCTAAAGAAAAAAAGAGATTCAAATATAGTTTGGTTAAATGACAGATGGATTTACAAAGAAATACAACCATACATACATCAAGCTAATTATAATGCAGGTTGGAATTTCGAATGGGATTATTCTGAAAGCTGTCAGTTTACAATATATAAACAAAAACAATATTATGATTGGCATTGTGATAGTTGGGATAAACCTTACAACGAAGATGGTCCAACAAAAGGTAAAATTAGAAAATTGTCAGTAACAGTTTCTTTAACAGACCCTAATGAGTATAAAGGTGGTGAGTTAGAGTTTGATTTTAGAAATGATGATCCTGAGAAAGACCCAGCAATAAGAAAATGTACAGAAATATTACCAAAAGGTAGTCTTGTTGTATTTCCATCTTTTGTATGGCATAGAGTAAAACCAGTAACGAAAGGAGTAAGGTATAGTCTAGTAATATGGAATTTAGGTTATCCTTTTAAATAATATGATACAAGGCGGAAGTAATAAACCAAAAAACCACGTTGATTTTAAAAGTGAGTTTTATTTTTCAACACCAATATGGGTAGCACAAGCACCTATGTTTTTAAAGTCAATGAATAAATTGACTAATAAATATATAAAGAAAGCAGAAAAAACCTTAAAAGAAAATTTAAAAAAAGAACCTAAATGGAAACAAGCCATAGGTGATTTTGGTTTATCTAAACATAGCGAAAGTTTTTCTAATGATCCACAAGCCAAAGAGTTTGTTGATTTTTGTGGAGCAAGAAGTTTTGAATTTTTAGATTGGCAAGGTTTCGATTTAAGAAATCATAGTTTACACTTTACTGAATTTTGGGTTCAAGAGTTTAGTAGAAAAGGTGGCGGTCATCACGATACACACGTTCATTGGAATCAACATGTATCAGGTTTTTATTTTTTAAAATGTACTGAAAGAACATCTTTACCAGTAATACATGACCCTCGTATGGGTGCGAGAATGACAAAGTTACCGCAAAAAGATGCTAGTAAAGTTACTTTGGCAAGTGAACAAATACATTTCAAAATACAACCAGGTACTATGATTATAATTCCAGGTTATACTCCACATCAATATATTGTAGATGCTGGTTTAGATGATTTTAGATTTATACATTGGAATATAAAAGCCGTTGAAACAAGTATATCTAAAGAAAAGAGTATTAAATGAGTTTTCAAAAAAATAAATATTGCGTAATCAAAGAAGCAGTACCTAAATCCGTTGCTGAGTTTGTATATAATTATTTTTTAATGAAAAGGCAGGTAGCGAGAACATTTTTTGATAGCAGATACATTTCTCCTTTTACTACTGAGTTTGGTGTATGGAATGATGAACAAGTACCAAATACATATTCTCATTATTCAGATATAGCTATGGAAACTCTTTTGATAAGAACTTTACCTACAATGGAAAAATATACTAAGCTAAAATTAAACCCAACTTATTCATATGCAAGAATATATAAAACAGGAGATATATTAAAAAGACATAAAGATAGATTTAGTTGTGAAATATCTACAACATTAAATCTTGGTGGTGATCCTTGGCCAATACATTTA